TGTAACATTAAATGATGCTTCTCAGTTTCCATCATCGGGTACAAGTTTTGTTTTAATAGGCACAGAAGAAATATCTTATACAGGAATATCTGGAAACACATTAACAGGTGTCACAAGAGGTGTGAGAAATACAACAGCAGCATCACACTCAGCAGGAGCAACGGTTACAAATACATCAAAATACGTAGCATGGAATCAACAAGCGTCGGGAGACTTAACCGTAGACCCTGGTATGTGGTCTATTGATAACTTTGGTGACAAAGCTATTTGTTTAATTGTTGATGGTGAGTGTTTTGAATGGAATTCAGTAGCTACTAATGCTACATCAAACAGAGCAACTATTATTCAAAACGCACCAACTGCATCAAGACACATGCTAGTATCAACACCAGATAGACACTTAGTGTTCTATGGTACAGAAACTACAATCGGTGATAAAACTACACAAGATAACATGTTTATCAGATTCTCGGACCAAGAAGATATTAATACTTATACACCTACAGCAACCAATACAGCTGGCACACAGAGACTGGCCGACGGATCACGGATCATGGGAGCCATCAGAGGTAGAGATGCAATCTATGTTTATACAGACACAGCTTTATTTTTACAAAGATTCGTAGGGCAACCTTTTACATTTGCTTTCGTTCAGGCTGGTACAAACTGTGGATTAGCTGGTAAGAATGCAGTTGTAGAGGTAGACGGAGCTGCATACTGGTTTTCAGAAAACGGTTCTTTAGATATGCCGGTGCACTTGAAACACTACCATGTTTAGTAGAAGATTTTGTATACGATGATATAAACTTGGACCACGGTAATCAAATGATTACAGCAGGATTAAATAACTTGTTTGGTGAGATTATGTGGTTTTACCCAACAGCAAACTCTGCGGTTGTAAATAAAATGGTTTGTTATAATTATCAAGACTCATCACCGCAAAGACCCATATGGACAGTAGGTACATTATCTAGAACATCATGGGCTGACTCTGCTGTATTTGGTAATCCACACGCATTAGAATATGATGCTGATGGTGTTGAAGGAGCAACTTCATCTACATATGTTCAAGGTAATACAGATGGTATATCAACATACTATCAACACGAAACAGGAACAGATCAAGTCAAAGGCGGTACAGTTACAGCAATTACAGCCAACATAACATCTGGAGACTTTGATATTACACAAAGAGTTATTAGAGGTGCACAAACGAACATCGCAGATCTTAGAGGAGATGGAGAATTTTTAATGAAGGTAAGAAGATTTATACCAGACTTTGTATCTCAAACAGGATCTACTAGAGTAACATTAAATTTAAAAAACTTTCCTAATGATACAGCTGCAAGCTCATCACTTGGACCTTTTGATATTACATCAAGCACACAAAAGGTAGATACCAGAGCTAGGGCTAGGGCCATTGCTTTGAAGGTAGAGAATACTAGCACAGCACAGGATTGGAAGTTAGGTACATTTAGATTAGACATACAAGCAGACGGTAGAAGATAATGGCAAAGATAGTACAAGTGTTAACAAGACCTAGTGAGGTATATAAACAATCTGTAGCAGATGCACAGGTTAGGGATCTTGACGGTGTAATACAAAAATTAAATACAACGTATCAACAAGAACTGAAGGATGAAGTAGAGGCACAAAACTTCTTTTTAAATTAATGGCAAATAGTTTTATAAACGCAAAAGCAGACTTAACGACAACAAATCTTACGACACTGTATACAGTGCCGTCTTTTAAAACGTCTGTGATAAAATCAATTTTAGTATCTGAAGATGCAGGATCAGGAGCTAATATAACAGTGACGTTGGTGGACGCATCGTCAAATATATTTAGTTTGTTTAAGACAAAAGCTATATCTTCAAATGCTACAACAGAGCTGTTAACACAGCCTTTAGTATTAGAGGCGGGTGAGGCTTTGAAGGTCCAGGCTAGTGATGCAAATGAATTGCATGTGATAGCTTCTATATTAGAAATAGAACCAAGAGAGGTAGTAACGTAATGCAAACAATAAAACCAGAGAAGATCATAACAACCATATCTAACCTTAAAACAGGTGAGGTATATAAAACAGAGGACGATTGGAAAGCAAAAGGAGTGCCAGAAGCAGAGATTAGACGAGATGTTAAAGTAATCATGCCTGCGCTTGATTTGTTTCCAAAAACCAAGTAGTGTGAAAAAATGTCAATAATTAGATCAAATATAGCCAGACAATTACTAGCCGAAGGTGGAGCACCTAGAGCATCTTTCAGAAGTGGTGGAGGTAGAACAGACGCAAATACTATGTCGGGTTCAGGAGCGTCTTTTGATGATGGATTTGGTGGGGGCGATGAATTTGGAAGAGATACATATGCTGAACAATTATCAGATCTACAAAGAACAGAAAACACTTTTCCTAACATTAGTGATGTATCTGGAGATGATCTCCGTAATATTTCAATTAGACCTGATGGCAGATCAGATGCTCCCTCTATTTTTGATTATACCCCAATAAATCTTTTAAAAAGAGCAGATGCAAGATTTATAGGACCATTTAGAGATAAATCAAATTTAGCTAGAAGAACAGAGTTTTTAAGAAGACAAGGACTAATAGGACCTGGTGAAGAGGAGTTACCAGATAAATATCAAGACTCTTTTTTAAAATCAGAAGCAGGATTAGATATGTTAAGAGGCATGGGATACACAACAATTCAAGATGTAATTAATAATCGTGGTGAAGGCGGAGATAACGAACCTATAAAAAAATTACGAGCACCTATTACAGAAAAAAAAGAAAAACCAAAAGATGAATTTGATGACATATTAAAATTTTATGGTGCAAGGTTTGCAGAGGGTGGATCACCTGGTAACACAACTTCACAAAGAGTTTTACCAAGAGCGGATGGTAGACGTCCTGGTTACTACGGTTCTGATGCAGGTTTTGGTGATGATGATTATAAAGATGAATCAGCTTCTTTTGATGCTGGATCTGGTAGTGGTGGAAGCGATCAAGATTTTGCAGCTGCAAGAGCGGCAATAATGGGACCATCAACTTACACGGATGATAGTGGTAATACTATTGATGTTTCAAATTTACAAAAACAAGGTTTTACTCAATCAAAAATAGCAGAAATGTTAGGACCATTAGCTACACAGTATGGATTGCAACAAGAACAACCCGAAGTATTAGGAGTATTAGGAGGAGCACCAGAACCATCAGTAACATTTGGACAAGAAGTTCCTGATGGGTTATTAGGAACTACAGGAACTAAAGGGACTAAAGGAGCAACAGGCCTTGGTTTTGCTTTTACACCTGAAGCACCCATAGCCATTGATAAAGTTTTTGGTAGTGGTCTTAAAGACAGAACAAAAATGTATGAGGATGTTTTTAAAGCAGACGGTGGTGCAATAAGACAAAATTATGGTCTAGGTAGTATTGTAAAAAAAATAGGTAGAACTGTTAAAAAAGTTGCAAAGTCACCAATAGGTAAAGCTGCATTGTTTGCAGGATTAGGTGCATATGGTTTAGGTGTAGGACCGTTTGGAGCAAGTGGTGCATTTGCTAATGCAAAAGGAGCAGGATTTTTAAAAAGTAAGTTTATGAAAGACTTATTATTAAAAAAAGGTAAAGACGAATTTACATTTGGTAATTTAAGTCCCCTTTCTTTATTAAGTATACCAACAGTAGCATCTTATTTAATGGCAAAAAAAGAAGAAAATGAAGATGAAACATTACCAACAGTATCTAACACAGATCCAGAGTTTCAAAAATATTTAGCATTCTACGGTGGGCCAAGAAGATTTGCTCAAACAGGTGGTGATATTGACGAAGCACCTATGAAAAGCATGCCAAGACAAGAGATAGCATCTTATGGATATAACGATGCTATGTCGGATACATATCAAATGTTTTTACAGATGAAAGAAAAAGATTTAATTCCACCAGAAATGAAGTTTGATGAGTTTTTACAAGAAGTTGTACCTGAAATGAGTAAAAGACAAGGTACTGAAAGAACCATGGCTGCTGGAGGTGGTATGATGAATCCAAACGATGAAATGCTTAATCTAGGTGGTAATGAAATGGATCTTAGAGGCGGTGGTTTTGTGCCATTAGGAGAATATGAGAAAAAAGACGATGTGCCAGCAAGATTATCTAAGAATGAGTTTGTATTTACAGCTGATGCCGTAAGAGCAGCAGGTGGAGGAAGTGTTGATAGAGGCGCAGATTTAATGTATAAAACAATGAAAAACCTGGAGAATAAAGTAGTATAATGGCAATCCAAGAACAAAGAACATTACCCGCACCGTTTATAGAAGATATTGGTAAAGATTTTGCCAAATCACTTATTGGTGTTACAGGGTTACCAGCATTAGCAGCAGACATATCAGGTGATCTAACAAAAAGAACAGATCCCGCAACAGGTAAATTAGAGACAGATGAAGCTTTTGCAAATAGACAACAAATAGCAAAAGAAAGATTTCAAACATTTCAACAGACACAAACAGGTCAAGCACCCTTTGCACCGCAAGTTGCAGGACAAGATGCGTTACAAACAAGAGCAGCAGAATTAGCAGGATCAGGTATTGGATCTTATCAAGATTACATAGATGCAGCAAAGTCACAAGCTACAGACGCTGGAACACAAGTAGGTTTAGCAGCAACAGGAATAGCCGGTGCAGAAGGAATGTTAGGATCTGGTGCAGGAACAGGCACAGGAACAATTCAAGATTTTATGTCACCGTTTCAACAACAGGTTATCGACACAACTTTAAGTGAGTTTGATAGACAAAGTCAAATACAACAGCAAGCAATTAGAGATCAACAAGCACAACTTGGTGTATTAGGTGCTGGCAGAGCAGGAGTACAACTTTCAGAGTTTGATACCGGCGCTGCAAGAGAAAGAGCTTTATTACAAGCAGGTTTACAACAACAAGGTTTTCAAGATGCGGTTGCTAGAAGACAACAAGATTTAGCGAACAGACAAGGTTTAGCACAATCTAGATTAGGTATTGGACAACAAGAATTAGGATTAGGAACATTCCAATCAGGATTAGCTTCACAAGTTCCTGGTTTACAACAAGCAGACATTTCAACATTGGGTCAGGTGGGCGCAGCACAACAGGCTCAACAACAAGCACAACTAGATGCTAGCAGAGAAGCAGCTAGAATGGCAGCCTTTGAACCACAAGAAAGATTAGGTTTCTATGGTCAAGGCGTAACAGGATTGATGGGAGGTTATCCAGCACAAACAACGACAACGAATATACC